ACCTACGTTTTAGAGCGAGGCCGTAGAGCCTTGGGGAACGCTCCAAGTGTTCCTTATCGATCGAGTCAGAGTGACCGATCAATCTAAAACACTTCGCTAGTGCCGGATCCCCGTCTAAGGGATCTGGAACCATAGGAGAAAACGGGACCAAGCAACGATACTCAAATCGCTGCAGATCACGGTTCCACCTACGCGGAGGCATAACTTCGCTGTAGTCATGCCAGCCGATCGCAGGGCTGTCAAGTGGCACACGAGGGAGTTTTCCCACGATGCGCTCGACTTCCTTCCTTAGGAAGCCGCCTGCGAGAGAGTATCCAGCTTGAGTAAGCTGAGTACTCGTCGCAACACAGGACAGGATGCCGGAGACGTCCCTAACATCCATGGGAAGGTCACGGCGAAGGTAAACGGGAGTTACCCTCTCGTTGCCGTAACAATCCGATCCACAAGACTCTCTGAACTTCCCAGTCCAGAAAGATTTGTGGACGTTGACCTTGAAGCCCAAGGCTTCTAAGTCATCGCAGATGTCAGATGCCTCGTCTGACGGGACGATCAAGTCGTCACCGTAGACGTACACGTCGCGTCCAAACGAATGGACCGTACGTGCATCAGGAAACAGTCCTGCTCTGCGGATCCGCGAAGCGATGATGCTCGTAAAGAACACCAACGATTCAATCGGAAAGCAGAGCGCTGACCCCATCGAAGCAAACTTCTTAAGGTGAATAACTTCACCCGAGGGAAGCTTCGCACGAGACGAGCGACATGCCGTCACCCATTCCAGAAATTCTGGAACTGATGAAAGCAGCGTCCGTACGTGTGTCATGGAGACTCGGTCGCTGGCTTCTGACAGGTCAATGGTGGATAAAAATCCATCGTTTGAAGCTGTCAAGGCCAAACCCTGGTGTACGCTCTGATCACGAAATAAAACGTGACCGGAAGTGAATCGACAGCGCTCAAGCTGTCGCACCAAGTACCGCATTAGACCCTGTTGTGCATATTGCATGACAACAGGCTCAACTGCGATAATACGAGGAGTCTTCAAGGTCTTCGGAACGAGTGTAACCTTGCAAGGTCTCTCGTTCAAAGGATCGATAACACTAGGGACAGCAGCTTCTTCTTCGTCGTGAATGCTTTCGCAAGCACGTCCGAATTTTTCGTAGGTAAAACCTACGTCTTGAAGACGCTGATGCCACTCGCGAAAGACCCATTTCTGATTTCCAGAAATGGATTCCGCGGTCGCTCCTGGGCCATGAGAAGGCATGATCTCTGATGTAAAATCAGAGTCATCCACAACAGATGTAAGGATAATCCTTGCAACTGCTGCGAAGTACCTTCCCAATTGTCCAGGAAGATCTGCGACAATGCCATCATCAACCTTGACGTAACCATCAATTGCGTCAGCGTTCCGCTCTTTCGAGCAAGGACGTTGAACTTTCTTTGCAATCAGGCAAATCTGCCTGACGCATCGAATGCAATCAATTGAAGGATCATCAAGCAGGACTCCGTCCTGGCCAAACACATTGTGCAGGAGTCCCTGAAGAAATTCAGGAATTCCGGACTTCTTCTTTCCAAAAGAAAGAAAAAGCCCAGGAACAATCCGACCCTTGTCGAGACATCTTTCGAAGTCTCGACAAAAGTTCGGAAGGGTGATAGTAAGAAAACTATCACCCTCGTGTTTGACTCTTTCTCTGATCGTTTTAAGATCACGAGAAAGGGGGGCATCACTCCTCCTCCCACAATCTAGTAGGAGGTGCGCAAGGAGGTCTACAAGGCTTTTCACACCAGCTCCTTTCTAAAGGGGCGAAGTGGTCCAGGTTGTCCGCCGATTAACGGATGACCCCAAGACAAGCCAGCCTACTCTAGCACCAAGTACTAGACGGAGACGGTTAAGTCTCCCCGTTGATCACTTTCAGTACATTTCCGGACGACAACCAACCAACGAGGGCATTGCCCAAGTTTTGGATGTCCGTCGGAGTGTACCCAGCCGTCGGGAAGTCAATCGTAAACGTAACCGTTGCACTGGCCAGAATGTTCTGGGCAGGAATCAACGGATCCGTTGCCGATGCATCTCGACGGAGGCGAACAACGGCGCGATTCCGTGTTTTGAACTGATGAGAAATGGCGAGGTTATAAACCACGCCACTATCATTCAGCTGATACACGGATTGCGAGTCTCCGCGGCTAATTGCCACGAGAGATTTCGCAACAGCATTGTAGGTGACGGACTGGGGATCGGCGAACAAGTCGAACTCTCCTAACGTTACTTAACTTTGCCACGGGATATACCCAAGGCGGCGAGAATGCTCAACTGAAAAGTCGAAAGACTCGGCAGTTGAACATTCAATCCGAACGGATTACCCGTACCAGTTCTGGTTTTGATCTCGATTTTGTCCGTCGAAGAGTGATTAAACTCTCCAGACGTCCAAAATGAAGATCCCGCTGGTTTGTTCACGATCGTATTCGATGAATAGATCGTCGTCTCGATGACGCTGCGCATAACGCAGGAGTCAACAAGAGCGGAGTAACCGACTGCATTCGGCGAAAAGTTGGAGATTACATCTCCAACATTCGTGAACCAGTCGATGAGCCAGGACCACGGAATGATCTCCCAGATCAGTTCAGGGGTTGGTATAGCCCCGAACAGCGCAAGGCGAGCATGCCGGTTCCATTGTGACGAGGACGTATCAGGGATGGAATAGCGGAAATGTCCGCTAAACCAAACCTTTTCCGTTCTCGTGCGCGTGACACTATACGTTGTGGTACCCGTCCAACCGAAGTTGGGTGGATTACCAAACGTATTGGCAAATGGAAATGCATATGTAGTGCCCCATGAAGGGTCACTAGCACGTGCATTGGAACCCTCGGTGACAGTCTTAAGACTGCCAACGGTTTTCCCCATTTCCAGTGTCGATGATGTCTCGATCGTAGCCCTACGGCGAATGGTCTTATTATTCTCACGAATAATCTGAGCCATCCTCCGATCGACATCCTGCCAAAGATAATACATCTTTCGCAGATCGCCGATAAAGGGTCTCCATCCGAACTGGATGTTAAGATATTCTGAC